GTTCAACGCCTAAATCTTTGTCGACCACCCACGTGGAAATATCCATCAGCTGTGCTGCTCCTTCCCAGATGTCTTTACAGGCAGTGTGGTTTGGCACTACCTGCGGTTTACGACAGCTGGCGTTTTCAAAACTAACTAAGCCCCAACCCTCGCCGTCTGCCGTGTTAAAACCTACATCGCAAGCGTTGTAAATGGTATTTAATAGTGTATCTGGAGGAGCGTCCATGTAGTTCATATTAGGTGAGGTAAGGATAAGCCGGTGTTTGTCGTCAAGTCCGCGTTTCGTCATCTCGCGATGGAACAGAGGCATCACGTCCCATCCGAGATCTTTTGCCCCCATATGGAGGTAAAGCATGGTGTCGGGTTTATCCACCGCAAACTCGGCAAAAGCCTGGATTGTCAGATCAATCCGTTTTCGGGGCTGATTCCGATTTCCATTGAAAACGATAAATTTGTCTAAAGGTAATCCGATTTGTTCGCGAGCTTCCTTTTTATCGATTGGGTAGAACCTGTCGTTATCCACGCCGTGAGGAAGAACACCCAGGCGTGGGATATTTACGCCATGTGACAGGATTCTGTGAGCGCAGTTGACGGTAAATGTAATAGCTAGATCCCAGAAGGGCATGTGTTGAAGCATGTCCGGGTAGTAACTTTCGCTGTCTACCGGGAAGTAAGCGATGAATTTGAACTTCAGATCATCTTTAAGGAAGTGGCAGCGCTCCCAAAATTGATTGACGACCCAGATATCGTTAAGACAGATAACTACGTCCGGCTTCTCTTTTTGTAGAATTTCCGGAATGCGGTTGATTCCGAAGCGGTCTTGAGACCCTCCGGCACACGCTGGGTAGATTTTGTAGGGGTGTGAATGAGGGTCCCCGGTATAGTTGATGCCTAAGACGCAAACTTCATGATCTTTACTCAAGTGCTCTAACACACTGTGTGTTACACGACCAAATCCTGTATTACTGCAAGCATCTCCGTACCAAAGGATTTTTGCCATGCTTGGTTTGAGTTTCTAGTACAATCAATATAGCAGTACTGTCAGTTTGTTGATATGCCTAGCCGCGCTTCTTTCGCTTACCGCCGCAGTGCTCAGCTACAAGCTAAGAGAGCTTCAGACAGCACAGATAAGTCTATCGACACCATATATACTAGAGCTTCGAATGATTTTCACACCTTTTGTACTATTCTAGATAAGACGCCAGCACGTCACATGCTGGAATGGCACAGACACTTGATTACAGGGGAATCTAATAAGTACTTATTAGATATCGCTGGACAAAATCTTGATATTTTGGCGCCGAGGGGATCCGCAAAGTCTACTGTGCTAAACCTTTTTACTGCATGGATTATAGGACGCCATACGACCGAAAAAAGACCTCTTCAAATTATCTACTGCTCCTACAACATTGCCACAGCTATCCCCAAGAGTCGCATTATCAAGCAAATTATCGACTCTCCTGATTACCGCAAGGTGTTCCCGCGCGTAAAACTGCGCTCGGGTATGCAGTCAGATATTGGCTGGTCGATTGATTTTGATTACGCGGGCATCCCCAGGCTTGGTGATGAGGAATTTACACTACGTGCGGCGGGGCTACGAGGCTCGATTACGTCGAAACGTGCTCATATTGTTATAGTAGATGACCCTATTAAGTCGAGCGCAGATATTAAAAACCCTGCAATCAGGGACGAAATGAATAACAACTGGAGCTCCGTTATTGCTCCGATTATCTTTGAGGGCGGTCGCTCGATCTGCTTGGGGACTCGCTTCCACCCACTGGACATCCATAAAACGATGTTCATCCCGGATAAAGGTTGGAAGCAGGTGACACAGGAGGCGATTACTTATGACGACCGTGGCGAACCCGTCAGTTACTGGCCGGAACAGTGGAGTGCTGATTACTTATTAGGTCAGAAGGAACTCGATCCTGTTGCGTTCGCGTATCAGTATCAGCAGCAGCCGGTGATGACATCGGATCTGGTCGTGTCGCCAGACCTTCTTGTTAAGGGTGAGGTTGTTACCGAATTTGACAGTCTGGCTGTCGGTATCGACCTTTCCGCAAGTAAAAATGAAACAAGTGATTACACAGCGTTTGTATTAGGAGGGAGACTTAAGGATAATTACTACATAATTGATGCACATCAGTGCCGATCCATCGGGAATCTTGAAAAAATCGATCTGCTGTGCGACATGTTGCTGGAATGGGGCATCCTGACGCAGCAAGACGGGCAGTTTTTCCCGACGTATTCCACAATTACCCTTGTGGTTGAGTCCGTGGCGTACCAAGCATCCCTCGCAGCTGACCTTAGGCGGGTACTTCTTAACGAAAGAGGCTTGAGCAACCTCCATATTCATGAAGTTAAGGGGTTCCGAGGAGACAAGATTGCTAGATTTAGAGGCACCCTTGGGCTGTTAGAGAACAAGAAGGTAACTTTTAACAAATACCGTAAGTTTGATGGTCTGTTTGACCAGTTGATCAACGTCGGTGCTACAGCTCATGACGATTTGTTGGACGCATACACTTGGTTGATTACCTTTTTACAGCGTCGCGGGAACTTCTCGATCGAGTACTGATGAAAACTCACACTTCAACGCTTTCTGGGTCCCGGATGTGGGTCGCCATAACGGCTCACCAGCCTTTAAACCGTATAAACTCGTTGGTTAACACTGTTCGCGCCTACTTAGACTATGAATTAGAGGTAAAAATAAATATTTACATAGATTATGAGTCGGAAAAAGATGTAGAGACTCTAAAAAGTATTCTAGAACCTTATTTTTCGAAATTAGATATTGAGATCAAAGTCTGCGGACCTGAGTACTCTGGATGGGAGCTCACGTGGGCTCATAAAACCGATTTAGTGCTGGCATGTATGAACTACACAGCCGATTTTTATGTTTATCAAGAGAACGATATGATCCTGACTTATGAGAATTTAAAATATTGGTTTAGGTGGAAAAACAGGTTAAGTGCAGCTGGTTTTGAGCCGGGTTTCGTCAGATACGAGGAGTACGGGGACCTGAAAATCCCCTTCGATAACTACCACACGTTTTCTTTGACGCGAGAAACCCCAAACGTCTGGCACGACGTCGGATTCGAGGTCAAAAAGATGCTAGTGGTTGACCCCGACATTAAGTTTTTCGCACAGGTATCAAATCCTTACTACGGTGCGATGATCTTAAATCAGGATGATGCAATTAAGTACGTTAGAAGCCAGAGTATGGATCCTGTTCGGAGCTATGAACTTGTTGGGATCCGTAACTGGCCTTTAGCTGACCGCAGTTCTATGGGTTTAGCTTTTGAGAACGTTCCAGCAGGGCATGAGCACCGTCGTTGGATCCCCGTGGTTGAAGAAAACGGTAAGTATGTACCGCATAAATGCTGTTTAATTAAACACGATGATACAAAGTACACTAAAGAGCTTCTTAAGAAGTCCAGTAACTTGATAGACTGTAAACAGATGTTTAAATTGTGAAGTGGCGCATCGAGGTGCACAGTATGTGTCGGTGTGTTATTTTTTGAACGGTCACCACTACCAACAGACTTTACTTAGAGATGACGCGTACAGAGTGCGACGATTTGTCGAACGAGAGCGAGGAACAGTCTACTGGTTTAACCCAGCTTAGTGATCCTGTAAATCACCCAGCACATTATACGCAAGGCGGCATCGAATGTATCGAAGCGATTAAAGCCGCACTCGGTTCAGAAGGTTTTAGAGCGTACTGCCGTGGAAATGTACTTAAGTATCTCTGGCGCACCGAATTTAAAAACGGAGCTCAAGATTTACAAAAGGCAAAATGGTATCTGGATCGGTTAAACGAAGAGAGCTGACAGTGAACCTATAATGTAGGAAAAGAAATCACTCATGGACGTAAGAGCGTTTGGATCTATTTACGGGCAGAGTGCTTTTCTGCCTTATACAAGTGGATTTGGTTGGGTTCCCTCTCAAGGTCGTGTCAACTTTCCAGCTTGCCGCGCTATTTTCGTGGATTCCCCGGGGAATCAATCGAAAGGTACTCTTGTTGTGGAGTTAACTGATGCTCCTGGGCAATCAGCTCAAGCTTTGAATTTACAGGGGGATACAATTTTTCCCTTATCTTGTACCGCTCTCCTTAGCGGAACTATCGGCGGAATCTACGTTCTGTACTGATGGCTGAGATTGCTAAAAAACGCGACCCCCAGAAGTGGGCAGCCGCTAAAGCAAAAGCCCGTAAAAAACTAGGTGGGCATTCCGCGCGAGCGATGCAGCTCGCAACGAAGTACTATAAAGAAGCAGGCGGTACTTACGAAGGTAAAAAATCTTCGTCCAACCGTTTAAGTCGCTGGTCTAAAGAAGACTGGCAAACTCGTGAAGAGTACGAAAAGTCTAAAAAAGACTGATTATGGACGCAGAAGATTTTCTTAGCTACTTTTCTGGCGGATCTACATTCCGCGAAAGGGCTTTTAACGACGCCGCCGACCTTATTAAAGCCATCCATAGTTCGCCAAAATCGGACTCAATCACTCAGGGTCTCATTAACCCCTTAAAGAATGAGATGTTGGCTAGAGCGTTAGCCGCCAAAGCTATGATGGGTACAAGTGGCTGACAGAGCACGCGAAAAAGGACGCACTGAGCGATACCTTCCGCGTTCCGCGTGGGCTTCTCTCAGTCCTGAAGAGCGTCGAGCTACCGACGAAAAAAAGAAACGAGCTACCGCAGGTAATAAACCTGTAAACACTCAAGTAGCCAATACAGATAAAGCACGCGAGGCAAGGCGCCGCGCTTCCGAGTACATTAGAAGAAAGACTTCTAAAGATGGCTGATCCCTTCCTCGAAGCTGGCGATCTCTTTACTCGCGCTTTTAATGCACAAGAGTTGGCCTCCCGTCGTCAGATGAGGGCTCAACGGGCCAGTATGCGTAGTGATGAGTATACAAGTCAACTAGATGATCAAGCATATAACGCTCCTGTACCTCCTATGAACGCACCTTACGGTGTTTTTGAAGAGGAGTTTCAGCCCACGGGGGACCCTATGGAAGATATGAAGCAGGAGCTGATGCAGAAGACTCGGGCAAATCGGCGGGCCACGGAAGCCCCCGTGGTTGTTCGCGCCGGGAATGGCAACGTTACCCCGAGTATGCGTTAATATACTGACAGCTTCAGAGATGCTGTGCTGTTCGACTGCTTTCTGTATTTCGACGAAAAAGAGCTCTTAGAGCTTCGTATTAATATTCTGAAAGATGTTGTAGATGGTTTTATTATCACTGACGCAGATCGTACGTTTAAGGGGGATAAAAAGGACTTTACGTGTGTCGACACGATCCGTTCTTTAGGTCTTCCGGAGGAGAAGATTCAGGTTTTACACGTCGAACTACCTCCTCCGGATATTGCGCCGAATCCATGGGTTCGGGAGTACTCCCAGCGAGATGCTCTGGCCGTGGGTATGCGGATGACCCCTCCTGATTCTGTATTTTTCTTCAGTGACGTCGACGAGATCCCCAAACCTGAGGCTCTTCTAGCTGCGGTCGATTTGGCGAAACAAGACCCTGAGCGCTGCGTCCGTTTATCGATGCCTATGTTCTACGGACGGGCTGATCTCCGTGTTGTAGATCCAGAGCGCGACACATCTAAACCCCCTACAAACTGGACTTGTGGAACAGTTGTTCTGCACGAGCACCTAGGTCAAACACTTTCAGAGATCCGTCAAAATCCAAACGATCTTGTTTACGGAGATTGTGATTCCGGCTGGCATTTCTCTTGGATGGGAGATCCCGCCCGCATGAAGCGTAAGCTTACGTCGTTTTCTCACTGCTACGACGATATTCCGTACGCTCACGCTCCTGCGTATAGTCAGGAGATGCTGGATTATCTTGACGCTTACAAAGCTGAAGCCGGTGGTAACGATCCCTTAGGACGAAAAGATCATGTTCTGGAGCCCTATCCGCATGAGCTTTTGCCGCCTGAGCTGTTTAAAATAGAGAGAGTACGCGAGTATCTACTTCCCAATGGCTGATCTCATGACGGAGCAGATCAAAAAGCCTTTCGCTGGTCGTCAAGGCGGGGGCGAAAAAGAGGGTTCCGAGCGTAATGAAGTCCGTCGTGAAGCTGTCCGTAAAGCACGGAAAGCTCGTATGATGCGTACAAGGGAGCGGGAAGCCGGTTCTCGCTGACTTATAAAGGAAAACGTCGATGCCTGCGGACAACCTAAGCGTACGGCAGCGGTTTAATGAGATTCTAGAAGCTTCTAGAACTCAAGATCGCAGCAAACAATCTGCGACTATGGTTGTCCTTAGTCATCTGCAGCAAATGACGCTGCTGATGATGAAAAAAGGGCTGTTTTTTTACTGCGAGCAAGATACCTATAAGGCTCGGACAAAGTTTGTCGAGGATCTTATCCAGCTAAACCGTCTGGATATTCGGTTTCCTTCGATTATTCGTAACTTTCTTATCGACGGCTGTGGGCTTTTTTACTTTCGACCGGATCCAAAATTAAAGTATCAAATTTACTTCTTCAACAAAACTCAGTACAGGGTTTATCACGACATCAACGGTGAGATCGAAGAAGTCGTAATCATTTATAGTTATAAGATTCGCAACAGCGCTATCGGTCTGCCTGCAGATACGCAAGGACAGAATAAACGGTATGTTCGAATATCTATAACTAACGACAAGATTACAGAATATGAAGCTAATAGTGAGCTCAGTTTTGAACTTGAGCCCGGATCTTTAATTACACCTAAAAACAGTCGTCCGAATACACTCGGATTTATTCCGGCTGTTGAGGTTCTAAACAAGCCGAACGCCAGCGGTACAGAGGGCGAGGGCGAATTCGAGCCCTTCATGCAGCAAATTGTTCTGCATGATCAGATGATGCAGAATATTGCTAAGAACATTGAGTTCTTTGGCAACCCCACACTGATCAGTTCGCGTCCTCGCAGTGATCTGGTCGAAGCTTCGGATGCGGATCGGACATTCCGTCCCACGATCAGCAGTCAAAGTGGTTTCGCTGGTATCGATTCGCCGTCGACACGTGTTTCAGAACCTTTTGGTTCTCAGTCTGGTCTCGGCGGACTTCGTGTCCCTCGGATTATCGCGAACGTAGAGCCCTCCGACCGCGTGGGCTACATGACACCAGACCCCGTTAACGGGGATATGAACCGGTATGCGCTTTTATTACGAGAAGAGATTCGAACAGCCCTGGGTGGGGTTGATGAAATATCAATCAGCGCCGGAGCCACTGCGACGGAAATTAAAGGGCTTATGGGTCGCGCTCAAGCGACTGCTCTTCGTAAAAATAAGAGTTTTCTGACCTACGGTTTTTGTCGTTTGCTGGAAATGATCCTGTACCATCAGGAGCAAATTTTCCGCGAAAGTTTTATTTCGGTTATGGGTTTAGCCCCGCCGAAAGAACCTAAAGAACAAACTGAAGAGACACTGCTTAAGTACCAATCGAAGCTAACAAAATACGAAGAAAATGTCGATCTAGCGATCCAAGCTGCACTTGCCGATAACAAAGTCCCACGTGGTGTTTTTGGACTTCCCCCTGATGGGGATCGTGCGGTAACGTATCGATTCCAGGGTGATGTGTACGAAGACACTGCGTACGATATCAACCAAAAGTCAATCGTAGTCCGGAACTTGCAAGAGCTTGGCGTAGATAGTGTCGAAGCTCTGAAGTATTTGTTCCCGGATAAAACTGATCTGGAACGTTCGGAAATGTTGAAGGGCTTTCCTTTCCGAATGATTCAACAAACGCAGGGCGCAATGTCGCAATTCTTGCTACTATTGAACCAGATGCTACAAGCCCCGCATCCGTTAGCCCCTAATCAGCCTTTAGCGGCTGATCCTCGGCTAAACCTAACGCCCTTACTTTATAGGACGTTTGACCACCTCGCGCAAGAACTGACTTACTCGGGCAGCTATGAGCCAGCAGATCCCAGCTTCGATCCCGAGCCCGGTCTCCCCGGCGGTAGCAGCCCCTCAGGCGGCGGCCCCGGCGGCGGACCAGGGTTCAACCGCTTACCCGCAATGGGTAGCCAGTACCCAGGCGGTGCCTTCGGCAGTTATGCCCCAAGCGCCATCGCCGGCACAACAGGCTACGGTCCCTTCTACCAACAGCCAGTACAACCAGTCTCTGTCCGTATCCTCCCCGAGCAACCCTTGGGAAGCAGCGCTGGGCAGCTTGGACCGGATAGTGTCCCGGCTCTCCCCGTCGCCCAGCCAGACAGCACCGTCAGCGCAACCCCAACTGACGGCGGCGGATATTCAACAACTCAGTCAGCTTTCACAGGCCCAACCGTGGGCTTACCAAGCCCCTACGGCTCAGCCGACCTACTACAACAACGGGTCTACGACCCAAACTTCCTATCCGACTTCTACGGAACAACAGGCTCCAAGCCTAAGTCCCGAAACATCCGCCGTCGTTAATCACTTCGGTATCGAGGCTCCGGGTATCCTCAATCAGTACGCCACCACGCTCGAAGATGCGCTGATTCAGCAGCATCAAGTGCTGGAGGAAGTTTCCAATCGCGGGGCTGCTATGGAAGCTATCCTGACGGATCCTGATCACTTAGCTGATTACACCAACCGTTTCTTTACTGAAGTGTATCCTGTAGACGAACAGCAACCTGCTCAACAGTACAACCCTCAGTACGATCAGGTTCCCGCCGTGCCCGCTTCCGCCGTGGCCGGTGCTCCCTCCCCCGACGCTGATGCTCAGTGGCAGAACTTCAGCCAAGTCATGAACCAGAGCCCTGAAAACGCTTGGCGTTACCTGTCCAACATGGGTCCCGAAGCGTTCCGCTCAAAACTCTTGTTCTTGGACAACGCCTGACCTAAACTCAGGGGTGATGGGGACAAACCCCGCTTTGAGCGAGCGGGGTTTTTTATTGTCTAGCGGTACGTTACGATTGAACTAGCGTTTTTTACAGTTGTGCCCTTCAAGTCGGAAAGTCAAAGGCGCAAATTTTATGCCATGCAGGAGCGTGGCGAAATTTCCAAGGAAAAAGTGAAGGAGTACGAGGAAAAAACTAAAGGGAAGCTGCCCGAACGCGTCAAAGCGAAGAAAAAAGCTTCCGAGTATATTAAACGTAAGAAACAGAGCTCAAATGGCTAATCCGATTGGTCGCCGCAAGCGTATTTCTCCTGCTGACGAGCTGGAAACGCTGAAAAAAGAGCTTTCTGAACTTAAAGCTGCTTATGAGCGCGATATGGCTCTGATCAGCAACGATATCCAGACTTTAAATAACCAAATTGCTCCCGTTACGCCAGAATAAGGCTACAATACATGTAGTTGGTGTAAATAAGTGGGCTACATTCCTCTCTCCAACTACAAATACGCCACCGGATTACACAGAATTCAGAGCGGACCTGTTTCTGAGGGCTTTATCGTTCTTAGTTCTGGGATTCAGGACATTGGCGCAGATTTAGGCATCGTTGCGCCCGGTCCGATGACCTCTGGCGTGTACTCAACCACAGCGTGGCGATCAGTCCCACCTGCTGTATCGGGTTATTGGACCGATTTTCAGGATTCCGACTACCAAGCCAGTGGAGTTCTGAGTGTTTATAACGGTTACAGAGCGTTAAGCGTTACTACGATTGCTAACGCTAAAGTTCAGACGTCTCTTGGTCCCGAATTTGGGATCAGAGACGCTGGCAAGTACACGTATTTCGGAGGTTCAGCTCCGGATAACCAAGATTACACTCCTTACAACACTCCGGAAGGGAATACTGCTGCGCAGGGTAAGACCGGCGGTGGAGTCACCCACGGTCGTTATGAGGGCGGTCTTCTAACAAACAGCCTCGGTTCTCAAGGTACGGCTAATCGAGCTGAGTGGGTCTACAATCCTCCTGTTTATTGTAAGACTTATACAGAGACAGTTCGTTCTACTGCGCCTGGTTTGATGTCGGCTGCTTTGAGGTATATCTACAGGGGCGGTGCAGCTCGTTATGTATCTAATTACGGCTCTATTTACCTGCAAGGTTCCGAGGGTGTACGTAATTTGGTACGTACGTTCAGTCCTTCTGTCAACAGCAGCAATCAAAAATCGATCTAACGCTAAAAATGCGACATTTTCTCGTAGTTTAACCGCTATTTATGGTTAAACTTGTTTTGTAGTTTCTGGAGATATCGACAGTGTTTGTCGATAATGATTTCCCGAAGCTTCTCGGCGCCGAGCTCTATCGTCCGCACCCCGCGTACGTTGTAGAGATGGCAGCAGAGCCTGTGGTCGTTCACGACTTCAGCAAGCAGCCAGGCCAGACTGTGCAGTTAGACCGCTACAGGTTCTGGGGCAATCCGGGAAGCAAAGAGTCACGTGAGCGTACTGCAGAGCAGACCATCGGTACTGCTAACAGCCGCAACATCGTGAAGGACAAAGTGCTCGTGACTCTTCGCGAGTACACCGGTCCTGCTGACCCGAGTGATCCCACTCAACCGAGCACCTTCAAGATTGCTCGTGAGACCCTGATCACCGCTCAGCGTCTGCTGCTGGATACCGGCAACCTGACCGCTTTCCACCAGTCGATTGGTTCGCTGACTCTGCTCGACGACTATCGTCGTTGGCGCGACCGGGTGTTCATCAACGAACTCCTGAAAGCTGTTTCTAAGGGTCAGGCTTCTGACACCCAAGGTGGTTACTACTACCCTGGTGATCTCGCTGTTGGTTCTCTGACCTACAGCAACGCCGAACAAGCTAAGTTCGACGTCAAGGACGACCTGCTGCGCGTGGTGAAGAGCCTGCGTAAGCGTAACGTTCCTACCTATCAGGACGGTTTCTATCGCTGCGTTTGCGATCCTACCTTCCTGATGCACCTGCGTCAGAACAGCGATTTCCGCGAGGTCGCTCGTTATCCTGGCAACGGTCAGATCAACCCCCTCATGTCCGCAATGCAGCCCAACGCTGCGCTGTACATGGGTCAGGGCTTCGGTCAGGCCACCTTCGTGGCTGGTGAGCCCATCATGCCCACCGGCTTCGTGTTCGAAGGAGTGCGCTTCTTCGAATCCACCAACATGCCTTCTCAGAACCAGAGTGCCACCATCGGCGGTACCGCTGCTTCTTACGAGAGCGCTATTGGTATGTTCTTCGGTCCTCAGAGCGTGGGCGTCGGTATCGGCGGCAACAACGCTCAGGTGCTGCTGAACAACAATGACGACTTCAGCCGTTTCATCATGATGATTTGGAGCCTGTACGCAGGTTTCGAACTCCTGAACGCTGACTTCGCCACCATCGCGTACTCCTTTAACGCTTGAGGAGGTAACTAACGATGGCAATCAACTCTAACCAGCTCCAAGTTGCCAAGATTTATCCTGGTAACTACACCAATGTTCTTCGTTACTGGCACGAAGAAAAGTCCGTTGTTTTTAACAACGAAAACGGCACTTCCGAAACCCTGACTGGTCAGCCTATTGGCGGTCCTGTCGGCGTGGTGTTCCGTCCCGGTTGGATTGCCCAACAGGCAATCGGTTATGTCGACCTGTCTTACCAGGCCCTCGGCACCAACAACCAGCTGGACTACTACACCCAGCCTTATGGTTCCGGTTTGAACGGCTCTAATCAAGCCTTCAGCAGCGCCAATGTGATCATCCCCTCTCCGGATTTCCACAAGGACATCCGTTCGGATATCACCGACGGTATCAAAGTGCCTGCTGGCGCTTATGTGTATCGTGCCTCTCTCCGTGTGGACGGCGGCGATGTGATCAGCAGCGGTGTGGGTGGCGGTTCCGCTACTCCTCAGCTGACCCTGGTTCCCGCAATGAACCAAGGTCTCCGCAGCGATGGCACCGTTGTGTCGGGTCAGTTCGGTGTGTCCGTAACCGGTTCCAGCAGCCGCATCGAGAACGGCAGCAATGCCTCGGTGAACATCATCAACTCCAACAACCTCTCCGCTCTGGCGGCTGAGACCACTTGGAGGCTGTTCGCCACCCGCAACCTCGGCGGTGTTGTTGCTTCTGGTCTGACTCTGGCTTCGGGTACTTTCGACCCCCGTGCCGGTGTGGGCAGCCTGAAAGGCAAGGACAAAGCACTCGCTGTGTGCGAAGTGTGCTGGATCGTGCCTGACTCTGCTCCCAAGCGCGACGACTTGGCTCTTCAGCCTGGCGGCGTGGTGGAGTCCAGTGTTTTCACTTCGACTGTGCCCTCCTGATAAACTTCAGGTTCGGGTGGAGACCCTCCTTCGGGAGGGGTTTTTTATTGTCAGTACGTTCCGGATGAGAAAGCCTGCTTAATCAAACGAATTTCCTCTGGGTTTAACATCTGCTCTCGTTGTACTTTTTGAGCTAGTTGGCGGATAGCAGCGTCTTGCTGTTCGTTGTGTAATCCGATTTCTTTGCCTTGGCCGAGTCGGTAGGCTAAGCGTCGTAGTTGGGCGTCAGGGTTAACGTTCTGAACAGGAGATTTAACGCCAAACGCTCCAAGTAACTGAGGAATAACGTCTGCACCCATTGTCAGAACCCCTGCACCTACATTTCCGCCTCCTACGACAGCTGCGTTTAGTAACCGCTGTCCCCTACGCGGTTCATTTGGATTCACCAATTCGTATCCGACGTTCGCCGCATCCAATAACGTATTAAGTACAGGAATCGCCTGTCCTGCTAAACGAAATTTAGTGGGGTTCGGCATTTGGAAGGTACGACTGGCTTTTTTCAGTCTATCTTGGGTAAACTATCTTAGATTATGGCTACATGATGACTGCCACTCAAATGAAGGAGTACACCTACAAACCCAGCGGTGTCAAAGTAGATCTCTTGAGTACTCACGACGATGGTGAGTACCATATGGTTCGGTCTCAAACGACGGGTAAGGTATTTTTCGCTTACAAAGAGCAGCTCACTGAGTCCGTTAAAGAGCCTGAGGAGGGGGCAAAACCCGTTAAGCAGCGCCGTGGTAGGCAGATTGTTCGTTCGGAAGTTCCGGCGTTGAATCGGATTAATCTGAACAACGCCACACCTCAGATGTTGACCCAGATTCTTAAAGGAGTTGGTTTAAAGACTGCAACCGAGATTTACGAACTCAAGCAGTCGCTTCCTGGTGAGCGCTTTACGAAACTGGATCAACTTCGTTCGATTAAGCGGGTTGATTGGGATGAAGTTCTGGCTGATGACTCGATTTATGTTGAATAACGTTTAAATAAGCGAACTCACCGAAATATTTCAGGGCCGCCTCGTTATATGCGAAAGCGGCTTCTTCTTCTGTTAAATAGCCTCCTAGACTTATTCTTTTGTAATTAACTCTAATTCGGGCGTAGAATCTACCATCTCGTTTATCATGATGTACTCCTTTATATTTTTTTAGTCCTCTAGGTCTTTGGTTCGCAGCTTGTTGTGATCTTGTCGCTAATCTAAGCTTGCCAGTATTTTCATAATCATGATCTGAATGGTCTATTTCTAAATCCCCAGGATCTTTATTCGTCTTAAGAGCGTAATAAACTCTATGGTTTAAATAAGCTGTATTAAGGAGAGAAAACTCATAGTATGTCAAATTTTTTCGTTTGCATTTGTTACCTACAGGATCCCCTACTTTTACTCTGTTCGAAGGTCTTTTAATCCACCGTAATCTCTGAGGAATACTTTCGTCGATTTGTACCCATTCCCGAATTAGATTGACATCTATAAATTTTGAATTCACGTAGACTGAGGCAAGTCCTAGGAGTATAGCGCGTGGCCCAGTTCACTCAGCAGGAGTTGGAGCAACTACAAAGTTATCTTGCTCAACAGGGTGTTGTATTTCAACCCGATACAACCGATGCAACTAAGAGAGAAGTAATCTACGCCGCAGTAAATCAGTTAACTAGAAACAGTCCACAAGTTTTCGGGTACAGACTTGATGATTTTAATTTTAGTCGTACTGCGTATTTCCTAGGTTATAATATTGCTACAGTGCCCGCTGGCGATTACGCCAGGTTAATGGAAGCGTGTAATAGCATCCCCAGCGAGTTCTACTATGACAAAATAGTTGAGCAGCTAGAGCGCTGTGCAGATGCTGAGAGATTAACAGAGCTTGCTACTGGTCGTGCAACCAGTCGTCAAGAAACTATTCTAGGTGATGTCAGCCGTTCTATTAACATTCAAGACAAACGAGAAACTGCACGTATCTGGAGAGAGAATTTTCTATACGAGACCGACAGGTTAGCGCATATGCTCTATGTGCCAAACTATAGGGATCCTGTTGCTGCTCGTTATCGATTTGAACGGAGTGGGGGCGAATTCATCCAAGCTATTCCTGGTCCTCCTGATGTGTCACGAGCTGATCGTCTGTTTTTCTACGCAAATTGGCGCTAACATACACATAAAGTAGAGCACTCTAATGGCTGGGCTTTTAGGAGATTTAGTCGGGGCTGGGCGCCAGGGAATGCGCGAGTTACAGACACTTGAGCCTGTTGTCCGTGCCTTCTTCGAGTCCTTTGTTAAGAAGGGCGGCCCTGTTCCGGTTCAGCCCCGGATTAATGTTCCTCCGAATCCCGCCACGGGGCGATTCCAAAAACAACTTCCTGGTCCTCGCGAAGTTCCTGCAGGCAGTATCCCTCGTCAGGCTCAATATCCCCAAGCTCCTCAGGTTACTCCCGTCGGTCCTCGTCGCGGTCCCGGTCTTCCTCAGGCACCCGGCCAGATGCCGCTCCCAATTCGGGAGGCGCTTTCTACTCCGGGCACAACAATTATGGGGCGTTCAAGCGCGTTAGTCCCTAGCTCCCCTCAAGCACCTGTACCAGCGTGGGTTCCTCAGTCCCAGGCAGCTCAGCAACTTTTGTCGACTGACCCAGGCACTTATCGGTCGATCCTGGATATTTCCAATAAAGCCAGCGATGCCTATGGCATTCCTGCTGCTGAAATTTTTGACAACCTCGTAGGCCCTCGTGGCATCGACTACTTACGCGCTCTGGAGTACGGCGAGCCTGGTGCTTTAGTTCGGCAGGGTTCTTCTTTAGCGACCAAAGGTGGAGCGAGCGGCATCCCTGGCGGCTCATCTCGTCCTGGCGGGGAAGTTCCCGGCTCCTTAATTCGTTCTTCCGGTGGCGAGGTTACTGACCCGATCATCGAACGAGTTCGGGTAGAAGATATCACCCGTGGTGGAGCAATGACTCCCGATCAAGAGTCTGCTTTAACCTCTCTTGCTAGCCGCCCTCTCATGGGAGGCGACGCTGTAACGGCCATGGGTACACGTAATGCTGTTGGAGGTACCCGTCAAGCTGATCTTTCCAACCTTTATAAAGCTGCCGCTGGTTTAGCCGGTGTGGGAGGTCTCGGCGCACTCCTTAATATGACCGGCGAAAGTGAGCGACAAGATCAAGGTCCGACAGCAGAGGAATCAAAGCAAGCAATGCTTGGTTTAGTCCGGAGTCAGCTCAGTCCGGAATCTCCCATGGGTCCAACCACGGCGAATCCTGAAGTCGGTGCCAAGATTCCCGCAGTTACCGGCGGCAACCCTGCGGCTCAGATTCCTGCTCCTTTAGGAACTCCGAACCTTCCGAACACCGCTAACCCCCCAGCTCCGGAGGCGATGGAGCCCGCGATGCGTGGTATGACTCAGCCCGGCATGATGGGCGCAGGTCAGGTAGTTATCCGCACTAATGACGGTGAGTCGAATTATCGTCAAGCTGCTGCTAACGCTCAAGCCCAAGGTGCCGGTCGCTTAGGGTCTGGCGCTCGTGGTATGTACGCCGTAGAACGAGCTGCAGCTACGAAGGCAGGTCAACCTGAAGCTTCGATCGCCGCTCTGCGAGGTATGGGCGCTCCGACTGCTTTCGGTATTGAGACCGACGCTGCTTTCGAGCAATGGGCTAAAGCTAACCCAGTGTTGGCCTATCGCCTGATGGAACAGCGCCGCACGATGCCTAGTCAGCAAATGCCCGTGGTAAAACAGACTGAAATTACGTCTGAAGCCGGTACAAATGTGAATAAACTAGTAGAAGGCTCGATGAAGATGGGCGTGGAAGATCCTACCGGTCAATTCCAAGGAAGTGCCGATCTTCGTCAGTTTATGGCCCCTCGGTCTGCCGCTTATATCGGGCAGCCACCCATCAACATGTACCGCTGAGTCCGATGGCTGACAACTACCTCACCCCTTTCGGTGCTGGCGCTTTTTCGCCAAATGCTCCTAAGTTAGATCTTGGGATTGATTTTTCCGGTCAATTCCAAGGTGGTTTTCCTGAGTACGGGCGTCAGGTTATGGCACCCAGTCCTGTTAAACCTGGGCAATCTTTCGGTGAGTTAGCTCTCGGGATTGGTTCTATTGCTGAGGGTATCGGAAATGTAATCCGAGGTGTTAAGGGTATGGAGCCCGCGCCTATGGGTATGGCCACGCGTGCTCTCTCTGACTACTTTGGTCAGAAGCAAGACACCACTTTAGAGCGTATTCTTGATCGTTTATTTGCGGAAACTCAGGATAAGTTTACCCGCAATGAACGTTCTTCCTCTGAAAGCCAAGCGCAGCTGGCTGCGTGATTCGCACTCACTAATTTAGAGCTCACACATGGCCTCGACTAGCACCAACAAGCAACCTTGTCTTGTAGATCGTCCTTTTTTACGGGGCGCACGTATTACCAGCGCGACTCCCGTTGCGGATCCTACGAACCCAAATCTCACCGATTTGGTTCAACTTGTCCGCGTGGGTGACCTCCCTTCTGAGGACGCTGCTTTAGTCGAGGATATCGCAATCGTCTCGAACGAAGACTATCCAGATAACAGCGGTAGGCGAACCGTCGATATCGGTTTTTATGTCTACATGCCTAATCAGGCAGCTCCTTCAACTTCTTCCGCTCTGATGATCGGTCGAGTTGAGGTCGGTCTGAGTGGCTCAACTGTTGGTTACCCTCAAAGTGTCCAACTTTTAGCCACCAACGCCCCTACACCTCAAGTAGGTAATACCGCTTTAGCCGCTCCGATTGAGCTGGGTAAGTCTGAAGGTTTGTACCTTGAAAAAGGCTACATTCTCTGCGCAGGTTACCTAGGTTTAGGTAATGCGGCTGTCTCTGGCGGTTTGAGTCCTTCCGGTATCACGATCCTGGCTCAAGGTGGATTCTATTGATCCATGGCACGCCGACGCGGGTCAGATAGTTTTAACTTCAACTCGTTCAAAACGAACGCGGGTTTAAACAAAGTACCGACAATTAAGGGTTCTGATAATCAGGGGGAGCTTCTGCGCCCCCTTCCTTTTGAACGTCGGTTTAGACCCGCCATTGGGACGAAAGATTTTAGCGTTGTTAGCGATTACGATTATGCCTCGCTTTGGTGTCGATGGCGTCGTGGTTATGAGATGTCGATGTACGCTCAAGAGGCGTACGGCGGATTGACGTACAGTTTTAAATACTTCGTCTCTGGTACCCCGGGAGTTGGTGTTTTCCTCCCTGGTCTCTGCTTCATGTACCCAACAACTCGGGTCGACATGAAGATGTGGATGGTGGGTGTCCGTCCACGTGATTCGTTTCGTTTTATTGACTTCGACTACGCTATTCAATCTGTAACAACTTACAACGAGACCACTTACGCTGTTCGTCTGAGCAGCAACTTCGGGGCACCAATTTCCTTCTTTACGGGAGAAGTAGTTTCTAATCGCTTCAACTCGGACGGGACAGATAAAAAGTTTGGGTTCAATAATTACACAGTTACTGCCGTGGGTATTAATGGTGTGCCTGCTAGACCTTCTTATGCTCCTATTTTCAATACATTGTTTCTCTCGTTTTCAGCAGATAACAGCTGGTCTGTTGTTGACGAAAATAAAATGACGATTCCTGCGTCCGGTCCACCCGCTGTTGGTGAGTACCTGACGACGGAGATGCGAGCTCAATGTACGTGCCCGGATTTTTTAGGTAGGGAAGGTTTTGATCTCTACCAAGCTTCTATTAAACGTAAATACCCCTACACAGGCGTCTTGAACACGGCGCCTGGTTTTTACGACGCGGGTGTTGATCAGACTAATCGTATTTCTAATTCGTTGGATAATCCCGGTTTTGCTAGAACATTTGGTTTTATATACACTAATCAGATTTACAACATACCTAGATACACTCAACCTGTTTATTCTGACCCTAACTTCTTCTATTACCAGCCGAAATGGTGTAAGCACATTTACGCCGCTATGTGGGACTTACAACGTAAGTACGGTCAAGAAAACATGACGGCGCCGTGGCTACCACAGCCTACGGACGAACCGATGAACGAGTACTACCGAGAAAAGTTTGATCGCGATCTTAAGAAGCAGTCTGATTTTCTTCGTCGGGAGAAGGATCTCCGTTGGTGGCAACGGTACTCGCCAACGAAAGACGATATGCCAACTCACATGACATATCCAGATATGTATAATATGATGTCTAAGACATTAAATTACGGGGATTTAACTGGACCTTCAACAATTAACAAGGGTTATTTTGAAATGTTTACGGTCGACGAGTTCGACCCGTTTGCTCCTATCAACTTCGACGACTTAATCACCTATGACGGCGGAACGTACGAAAACGGTGTTCTGGTGGAGCAGCCGACTAATATACTGGACGGGGGCGAGTACGCCAACGGTGTTCTAATACCACCAGTTGGTTTCCCGTCTCTCATCAATGGTGGAACGTACTGATGACATCTACTCCTTCTATTTTACTTCTCAAGCGCTCCGGTCTTTCATCTGATCGACCTAGCGGTGTTGTTGTACAGGGAGGCGAGCTCGCTATTTCGCGAGGTGCTACTGACCCTGGTCTTTATTTTGAAGACACCGGAGGAGCTATCCGTAAAATTGGACCCCCGCACTACGGCACTACCGCACCAAACTCAACTCCTGCGGGTATTCCTGGTAATTCGGTCGGGGAACTCTGGACAGATAGCAGTAGCCCAAACTCTTACCTAAATGTTTGGACTGGTTCCACGTGGGTCAAAATTGGAGCTGGGTACGCTGATTCGGCTGCCTTTGCGACCCAAGCGAATACGGCTTTACTCGCGTCCGGAGCTATTTTTGCTAGTGGCACATTCGCTCAGACCTCTTCCACCGCGATTCTGTCGTCCGGCAGTTTGTTATCTAGTGGCACCGTGATTGCCACGGGCATTCCTGTTGCTGCGATCGACGCAGCTTTGCCGGTATCTGCCCAACAAGGGACACTGTTTTATCAAACAGCAGCCCCGAGTGGGCTCTATATTTATACTGCTGCTGGCTGGGCTCAGGTTTAACCGCGTAGAGTCGCTTTTAACATCCAGGAAGCTTTAAACATCTGGCCTACGAGCTCCGCCATGTAGTTTTCTACATCCGGAGCTTTGATTTCACGAGCCAGTTCGCCAATTTCCTTCGCCTGCATACCGATTTTCTCTAGGTTTTGCAGGTAAGTAATCAACATTTCGCGAGCTTCGTACGATTTTACGTGCTTGAAACCTTTATAAGCACCTAAAAGACCTTTTTCGCACATCGGCATGAGCGTGTCCATGGTCCGGACGAACTCCGTAACCTGATCAAACTGGTCGATGTGCGCGAAATACTGCTTCTTGAGGAATTTGTGCAGCGGAAGGAACAGAGGTCCTTCGATATTGAGATGAATTAAGTGCGATTGAGTGTAAATCTGGTGCAGATGTGACGAAAGGGCCACGAGTTGGATTAACAAATCCTCCAACGTGACCCTTCGCTCCTCTAGTTCTTGAATTACTACCGTTGTTTCCGAGGGAACGAGCTCAGACGCCGGCGTGGATTCAAAAGAACCAGAGAATGTCATTTGTTATCAGGCTGCGAGAGCCATTTCGGTTTCAACAGTATCTACTTTAGCTGCAGAAGTACCCTGCAGATACTCTTCGAGTGCGTCTTTCTTGATGCGGTACAGGGACTTTGCACCATTCGGTTGCAGGTTCACGTACACGGAGGTGGGCCAGCCTCCGGGTTGGTTTGCTTCAGATAAAGCGATGCGCTTGCGCACAAAACCAGAGCTGCAGTTCAAAAGTTCAGCGGTTTCAGCAATGGTGAGCAAGGTTTTACCGTCCGACATTGTGTATGCGGAAGAAAAGTTACTGAGTTATGGTACCACTATTCGCGCTGTGGTGCTGGGTCTCCGGGCTTTGTAACGTCAATTTAAGCTTTTTGTAAGTATGATGAGTCTAGTGCGTGAGACTCAACGTGATCCGGATCGCTGGGGAGGTTTTTAAAGGATATAACCAGCCGAAACGCGACGTTCAGAGTGGCAAGGAGTACTCCGTTGCGGCCAAAGAAGGGAACAAGGTCCGTCTCGTGCGATTTGGTGATCCGAATATGGAAAATCGTAGCGATAACCCAGATCGCAAGAAAGCTTTCAGATCACGCCATAGCTGTGATGAGAAGAAAAGTAAACTTACAGCAGGCTATTGGTCGTGTAAAAATTGGTGAGCCCTGTGCACTTTAATACTGTAAGGTAATCTGGGCTAGCATTAGGGAAGCCGAGATTCCGACCGTGGGTAAGCAGCGCAACGGCAGGACAGAGCTGTCCTGCGGTTTACACGTCGAAGACGAGTTCGTTTTGACGCGCATCCGTAATCGAGCTAAATCTATTGACGACCCGGCTAAGCGGGACCAGTTCTTCTGGACGATCGTCATCAAAATGATCTGCAAGGAACGTGCGTATAAAACTGTTATGGATCAAATCGGAGTGTGTGTAGACACGAACGTCGATCTCTTTGACGATGAAGACCTCTCCGTTAAAGAGTAGATAGAGACGGTAAAATTGACGTAAGGATATTAAAAAGATGCCTGTTTCAAACCCGGTAGCACAACAGTGGTTAGACCTAATTGCTTACGCAGAAGGTACTGATCGTGCTCGAAAGGGTGCAGGCTATGACGTAATGTTCGGTGGCAGTCGCTTTACGGATTTCAGCCGTCACCCGGATCGGGTTATTACCACGCCTACTTTTCCAAGAGGTAGCGCGGCTGCCGGACGTTACCAATTTATGCCCGGCACTTATGCGGGTGTGGCTAAGCAGCTTGGTCTTAGAGACTTCAGTCCCAGCGCCCAAGACCAAGCTGCTCTTGAACTGATTGAGCGCCGTGGCGTTAACCCCTATGCAGATCGTCCTACGCCGCAAACTGTCGCAAAATTAGCTCCAGAGTGGGCCTCTCTCCCGACGTTACAAGGTAAAAGTTACTATGGTCAGCCCGTTAAATCCTTTGCTGAGCTTCAGAAATTTTTAGGCTCCACTCCTGTTCAAGCTGGGCAGACGAGGCAAGCGACTGCTCAACAGACTGGCACTCCGCAGAAACCTAAATTCAACTTTCAGGAAGCACTTAATAGTGTTCTACAGAAGTTCGCTGTTCAATCGTTAGGGCCTCAGTCTGCTGAGTTCACACCTGAAGTGCAGCGTTATCTCGCCGTGGCATCTGATGTCGATGCTGGTGACTCGGACGTCGTAGAAGACTATGAGACTAAAGCGCTTCAATCGATGTTGAATGATGGCGGTGCGGCTACAGGAGCTTTTGGTTTATTAAAAGACGTACTCGATCTCAAGCGACAGGAAAGTGAGTACAACAAGGCAGCGTCCAGTGCTGCTACTACTCCCACTTCTGGTGTAACTGCTTCCGCTTCTCAGAACACAGGGGAACTGATGAGCATTGTTGATCTTGGAAAACGCTTGCAGGAGAAGGGATTTCGGATAGGAGAGCACCCAGCATTTGGAAAAGTCGGGCAACACGCTCCTAAATCTCATCACTACGCTGGCCACGCTTTAGACATTACAGACTGGGGCGAAGGCGATTGGAAAACACGAACAAAACAGTTAGGGGAAGCGCTTAGGTCTGCTGTTCCCGGTGCGGAAGTGTTTCACCCAGGTTATGACCCTGTGGGAGGACATCACGAACACGTGCACTTTGCCGTTCCGGGAGGTCAGGTTCGTGTGACTGAGCAGTTAAGAAAACTGTTAGGTTGATTGTTATACTTGATTCAGAGCTGTAGTAATCATGGGCGCTTCTCCTCAACAAAAGGCTATGGAAGCTGCTAAAGCCTCCGTCGAGGAAGCTCAAAAGCAACAGCAGCAGCTGTATCAAGATATTAAAGGTCGCTCTAAAACATATCAAAACAAAGCTTTAGGTCAGCTGGAAACACTTGAGGGTGCTGCTGGTACAACTCTGCCTGACTACATTTCGGCAGCCAAATCTCAGTTCGGCGAGATTCCTACGATTCAAGCGACACAACAGAAGTATCAGGATATGTTGAGCAACTTTGATCCAGGTTTAATTGGATCCGCGTCTGATCAACGTTTGCGTGATTCGTTGATGCAGAGTGCTCAACAGTATGCACAAGGCATCAGCAACGTGGCTGGTGAGGTAAGCGGCCGTTTATATAAAACTCTCGATGAACCCCAAAAGCAATTTGAGCGTCTCGCCGGCAGTGCCGCTACTAACTTACAGTTAGATCCCATGGCGATGATGATGGCTACACGCCCTAAAACTATTCGTTCTGATGTCGGATCGATGAAGGATCTGTACACCTATAACATTTGATGCACATCCCTGCGTCAAAACATGAACGCCGTGTGGGGTTTCACGCCGAAGCCCCATTCGCTAAGCACGACTATCGTTTTCGCAGCAGAGATGTAATCAGAATGGCTGGTAGTGTTTGGTCGGAGTCTCCGGCTGAGCACACTAAAAAACTACAACGCGAACGTGAGGTAGAACGTACAAGGCACTCTCCTGTAGGTTTAGGATTCGCTAATAGGGATGACTTTGGTCCGGATAATACATTCCCTAGCGTAACATCGCTCAGCAGTATACGCGCCCCAGAGGACTATATGCCTCGTAAAACTCCAGGACCCTATTCTCAGTTTTAAGTAAACTAGGAAAGTAAAAAATAAAACCAAAGCATTTATTGGTGTTTACTTTTTGAAAGTCTTTCGTATCGGTCAGAATTCTGGGGTGATCTTTCATAATGCAAACGGGAAGATCAAGCCCGATCCGCTGCGTGGTAATTAAGGCAACTTCTGAAGAAGTTAAAAACAGGATCCCTTCGTCAAATTCAGCTTTTCTGTAGCGACGAAGCATTTCCTCCATCCAGATCCTTTGAGCTGATTTAACGAATCTCCTCTTTTTTACGTAAAGTCTGTACTCAGGCGGTTGTTCGTTGGAGTACAGCACGCTCTTAGGCGGATATAGATAGACGTTTTTTGACTTCCACGGCTGTTTGAGACCGTTTTCACGCGGAGAAAAATATTTTTGAGCACCCACGTACGTATTCGCGTTTTCGCTGGATGCGGGATCAAGCTCGATAGATCCGCCAAAAAAAGCAGCCGTTGTCGCCAGCACATTGACTGGCGATATGTAATCTTCAACGGCGCAAGGCATCTTCTGAGTATTCCTTAATCAACTGATCTACTTTATCTAAATCAATGACGTGCACCGATAAACCAAATGGTGCGACCATTACAACCACGGGGGCATCTGTTTCTTTTTCTTTGTCGATGACGTTGATCAACTGAGACAGACAGTCCGCCAAAGAGTCATTCAACATCTCTTCAGCTAGCGCCCTGTCCTTAGCAATTTCAGAAACAGTCATGTACTGACTTGCTTCAGAGTTAGATGGGTTAAAGAACAAAGCACCCGCACCTTTGGCTTTGCGGAATTCTGCGTACAGCGTGGTTACGTCGCCCAGAATCATACGAACCGTGTTTTCGGAAACACGATTCTTCACTTCACTTTTACCGAACAGCATGTTCTTGAGCTGTTCGCCGATCTCACGAAACTTGTTCATTGTCGTAATTTGAAAAATTGTTCCAGGCGTCGCTCAACACTTTAGTCGAGTCGTACAGGAAGTTCGAAGGGTTGTTTTCCGAAGGATCTAGTTTGCAGAAGTGACGCCCTTCAACTAACCCCGAAGCGCCTCCTGAAACAATACCCTGATGTATCAATTTGTCTATACGCACACTAGGAATACCTAAGCGCACCGCCAAAGCTTTTTTAGAAATGAACGCCGTGGTGATCTTCCCGCTTTTTGAATTAGCGATCATTTGAAGTGAGGTGTCGATGTTGTTCAACACCTTCAGGATTTCTAGAAATTCAGATTGTTGTGCCATGTTGTTTTAAAAAGGGCTGCACCGCCACCCAGTACTAGGCAGCGGTGTTCAGTTACCGTCTCCGAGAAAAGGCAAAAATCGGAGAACACCCTCAGGGTACCAGACACCGGCCTTTCTTACTGGTCTGGTGGCTTTACTTTACAGGAGGTTTTCCAGTTGTGTTGCAAAGTCTTGAGGTTCGTCAATCAAGAGACGGATGAGATTCGTCAGTTTGTAGTCGATTTTAGAGGTGTTGACTTCTCGCTCATTAAGGATTAGCCAGTATTTATAAGCATTCAGAAGGTACATATGGGTCTGTTTAGCTCGTAGTGCCTGTCCCTTCCACTTTTCGTAGTCAAAGCTATTGGAGTGCCTAGAGCTACCTGTCTTTAACTCCAGCTCGCGAATTTCGATCTGAAGCTCGATGTCCTTTATGGTGTATTCGATTGACGAGATCCTGGCCCGGCATTCGTCGAGCGCTGTGGGTTGTTTGTTGTCGGTGTAGATCCAAGTCGGGAGGTTATCGATTACGTAACGCTCTTCCCAGAGGCAGGGCTTTACGGGAGCAGTAAAACTCATTCGTTTAAAACTGAGTGAATTAAGGGGTTAAATCTACCGTCGATACAGTAAAGAACATGCGACTCAAATTCAATCTGCTTAACCAGACCGTATTTTTTGAGCCGCTTCAGCTTTTTAAAAACATGATCTTTGGATGTTCTTAGCCCAGCTGTTAGTTCTTTGGCTGACAACGGTTGGGCGTAGTTTAGCAGATGCAGGATTTCGGCGTAGAACCTTACACAGGCGCGGAGTTCTTTATCGTAGAAATCGTTCGTAGCGACAGTGATTTGTTGTGCTTGATCTCGATTAAGTCCTTGATCATCTGATTGGGTAGATTTTTTTGAGTCCACGTAAGGACGTCGAGCCTGATCTCAGGCGTGACTTTAGCAGCTGGGCTCTTGGCTCGCATCATGTGATATGGATTGATGCACTCTGGATCACCACACGTCGTTAAAATTTTGTCCTTGCGGGACAGTTCAACACCATAAAATTTCGCGAACACGAATCGGCGTGGTCTCATCAGGATCTTGTCGTGTGAATCGACAAGACGGCTGAAGCAGTTCGGAAGATACAGGTGAGCGTCATGGGTGATCTCGTGACGGTTCTGAGCGAACCAGGCTGCGATCCGATCAGAGTCTGATTTAGCGGTCTTCAGCTCGGTTAGGCAGATCGGGCAGGCAAACAGACCGGATACAGGTCTGATTTTTTTAAAGTCCTCGGGGTGCAGGCAGATCTGGTTAAAGCGGCGGCACTTGCAAGTCAGTGCTTTGGCGTTGACGTATGTGTCGACGCGGAAGTGGTCGAGGGTCTCGGTTTGAAGAATCTCACCCTGAGTCTCACCGGGATCGATTGGGACGAGGAGACCGAAGACGGAAATCAGTGTGCTGAGAGACATGGAGTGCACCTAGTGCTATGGAGCTCACCTAAGCATAGCGTGTCGGGAGCCCTTCTAAAAAGAAGTTTTTCTATTAAAGGCTCTACTTAACGTAAATTGCGCGACGCATGAGTCTCACTGGTTTTCGCTCATTTAAATTGCGGTGTAAATCGTGCTAATTGCGATTGAGCGTAGTTTATTTAAGACGATTATTTTTAATTACGTAGCTAAGGCTATTTAGATGCAATTTACGTTAAGTAGAGGGCATTCAGAGAAAGTTTTTGTCGAGAGGGTTCACTTTTGCAAACCGTGGGGGTAATCACGACAACTATAGGTAAAACCTTGTGTTAACATCTGGATATCCAAAACTTGCTACACCTACCATGACTTTTAAAGTCTGCTGGGAAGCGAGAGCTCCTAAGGCACCTCCTACTGACTTCTGGGACCGCTGTAAAGAAGAGGCGTTCCTGTCTAACGTACCTGCTTGGATGTTGGCAGAAGAGGGCTTCACGCACGAAGAGGTTGACACGATGCGCCGCCTCCGGTAAGCTCTCGGAGCACCCAAATCAAAATCATGTTCAACATGCAGCGGAAAGGCGCCCAGAGCCGCCGTGATCGGTTCCTGCGCTTTTACGAGCTCTACTGTGACGGGCTGACCTACCAACAAATTGCAGATAAAGAAGGCATTACTCGGGAACGCGTCCGTCAAGTACTGCACAAAGGTGCAACAACTGAGGAATTTAAAAAGCTAAAAGAGCTAATCGATCTGCGTCGCCAGAACTCATGGCGGACAAAAGAAGTTGAGAATCTGTTAGCTACGGGCAGCTCGTGTCCTCAAATCGCTAAGCTTTTAAATATCTCTGTCGATGCCGTTAAAAGGATCAGCGCCAAAAGGACAAAGCGTTTAAAAGCTCAATCAGTAAGCTAAACTTAACTTTAGGAGGGAGGGTTTCACTTTCTGATGCCGGAAATCAATAATCCTCCCTGCCCAGTACACGGTGCTATACCCCGTGCTCTACATGAGCACAATTTTACGGGTATTGTTACTGTAATCGAAAACATTATCGACACAATTAGCGGCGTGGGCACGATCTCGTATACTAAGTGCCCTTACGGGTACCCTTGGAACTTCGAGGGAGTTGTACGCGCTCTAGAGGACTTAAACGCATCGATTAGCGGTATTGCTCCTGGTGTTGTCGGCGGTTCTGGAATTTATATCACCGAGAGTGGCGGTGTCTCTGTTGTTAACGCAAACTACGGTGTAATCACGTCTGGGGGTCTTGGCGCCGGTAACAACGTTGCCTTCACGTACATCCCCGGTAAGACCGTCATCAACACCTCGGCAACTCTGAGCGGAGCCGCCGTGGCAGTTAACGTTCAGAGTACCGCACCTCTTGGTGTTGAAGGCACACTTTGGTACGATACCAACCAAGGTCGACTATTCGTATACGCTTCTGGGGATTGGTATCAGACGAACGCAGATGCGTTTGCCATCAAGGGTGCATATGCACCGTCTGGTACTGGACTTAACAGCCCCACCAGAGACGGTCTGCTCTGGTACAACACCCAGATCGGTACTCTGTTTATTTACGACGCTACAACCAGCGGTTGGTACGAGACCGCGCCCGGCGACAAAGGCGCATCGTATTCGACTGGCGCCCCGATCCCAGAGAAAGAAGGTGAGCTCTGGTACTCCACTGACGAATCCGTGCTCAAGGTATGGGACGGCACCGACTGGATCTCCGTGTAGAATGTGCTGGTCTCACATGACTTCACATGGCAAAGCCTAAAGGCCAAGCTCTGATCCAATCCAAACCGAAAAAGACTCGCCAAGGGCATGGCCTGCACTCCAAACCGAATCACGGTCGTAAAAAAATGAGGGGCCAAGGAAAGTGAGTAGACTTGGTTAAACTCTTGTAGGAAAGTGGCGTTAACCATCTTTAGGGCTGGAGAGAGTATCGAAGTCGGCGATATCGTCGCAGTTACCTCGAACAGCGTGGCCCGCAAAGCCGTTGTTGGTGACGCCACCCGTTTTAAAGCTGTAGGCGTAGCGATTAGTTCTGGGTCGTTACACGCACCGGTTCAAGTCGTCGTCGACGGCGAAGTCCATACCTTTTCGGGTCTTACTCCCGGTGATTACTTGTACCTAAGTAACTCTCCGGGAGATTACTACACCAGCTATTACCCAATGGTGTCGGGTCTTAGCGACACTCTCTACGGTTCAGCAAATATTGCTGCCTTCGCCCGAGCTACCTCTACATCGGGTGTTGTGTTGCAACCTTCGGCGTCACTGTTAGCTGACGTATCAATTCCCTACATCGTCACTGAAGATAGCCCTGTCGAAGGAATTTACACGATTCTTACTGAAGACGGCGATATAATTGAGCAAGAGGGCTGAGCAACGTGGCTTCAGAAAAGATTTCTCAGTTTAATAGTCTTACAACCGTTGCTAGCGGTGACTATTTTCCTGTTGTAGACGTATCAGAAGCGTTAGACGCAAATAAGAATAAACGCGTTCAAATTGGTGTACTTGACGATCGTTTCGTCAACTCTGACGGCGACACGATCACCGGCACTTTGACTGCTAGCGGTATCGTTGTACCTAGCGGTGGTTCCCTCACCATCGTCGACGGCGCTTCGGTCACCGGGCTTCCTGACACCACTCAGCTGATCAACCGTTCGATTCCTGAGATCAACCTCAATTTGATCCGAGGCGACACCTGGGACGGTTTTTACATGTATTTACAGGAGGCTGATGGCTCTCCTGCTAATCTCTCTAATTCCACTGTAAACTCCTACGCACGTACGTCGACTTACGACGTCATCACCGATCTCAACACTACCGTTGTTACTCCCGGCTCTGGTTATATTCGGGTCTGGGCCTCGTCCGCTCAGACTGCTCTTCTCCCTGCGACCTCTGGTCAGCAGATCTATTGGGATGTTCAGCGCACTCACGATGAGCTCGCGGCTGGTGTCTCCGGATTCACTAACAGTGCCTCTGGCACTCTGGCTGTCGTAACGACCACCTATCCAGGTATCTCGCGGTACGACTCCGTGATCATCAGCGGCGTGGCTGTGTCCGGCCTTCCCGCCAATGTTTATAACGTTCTGTATCCGACTAACTCAAGCGGTCAGAATCAACTGAACCTAATTACATCTTCAGTTCCTTACCAGTTCGCTATTCCTCAACTTTCGACTTCGGGCACAAATGTGGCGGCAACCGGCGTATATGCGACCGGTATCGCTCTTTATTCGCGTAGAGTCGATACAATGGTGAGAGGAATCGTGTTCGTCACTCTCCCCTGACGGAAGTTTTAAAACATGGCTGACGTAAACGCAACGGTAATCACTATTGGTCGGTCGGCCCCGATTCCTAAGGGTCAACAGACGATGCAGGAGAGCCTGCCCGTTGTTGTTGCCAGCGACCAATCTGCTGTTCCCGTCAGCATTCAGAACCAGCAGATCTCGGAAGTCAGCCTGAGTCTGCTCGGTATCCCCCGTACCGAAACTGCTCTCGGTATCTTCTCCGACGTCACCACCTACGACGTCAACCCCAACGAGTGGGCAAGCACGGGCGGTGGTTCTACCGTTCACCTTGCCAGTGAAAGCGCAGCCAAGATTTTCCTTCCTGCAGCTAGCGGCAGCGCTACTCAGACTCTGAGCAGCCGAAGGTTCTTCCGTTATCAGCCGGGCCGAGTTAGTTCCGCTACGTTCGGCGTCCGCTTCTCTGAGTCGACTGATGCGACTGACGTCAAGAAAGCCGGCGCTTTTGACGGCAAAGATGGTTACTACTGGGAAGTTCAGGGCGGTGCTCAGGACTTCACCGGAGATGCCCGCACTAATAAGAACTTCAACTTCTTATGCGTGCGTCGCAGTAGCGCATTCGAAACTAACGCTCCTGGCATCCGCACTCCGGACGCTGGCGATGGCGATGTCGGTACTGCCGGCAGCGATCTGGTT